GGCAGAGCGTTCGGCTGTTAACCGAAAGGTCGAGGTATCGTAATCCCCACAAGCCTCCACAATTAACCACATACGGCAAGCAAACCCAAGAGGTCTTGGGACTTCTCTGCTAAAGAAAGGGTCCCGCAAGGGATGGGCTTCGATTGCTCTGCTTGTCGCCATATACGGCGAGTTGCCCGAGCGGACAAAGGGCGTAGTCCTGAAAACTAATGTGTGGGCTTGCATCCTACTCGTGGGTTCGAATCCTACACTCGCCGCCACATGAAGTTGAACGGTAGGTTCTGGCCAAGTCGGCCTCGGCACCGGCCGAAACTCGCATAGCGCATTAGCGCGTGGCCTGCCGTTCACCTTAACTACACCGGAAAAACAGGGGGTATGCTTCCAGAAATGGCTTTAGAAAAAAATAATAAACTCCCTGCAAAAATCTTGATGGAACGTGGACGCTTACTGTGTCCCCGTTGCAGACGATATATAGGCACAGCACTCTATGGTGCTGCAAGCACTAACATACAGCTGACTTGCCCTAATGACCGGTGCAAGAAGCTGATAGACTTTGAGATATAAGCTATATTAGCTCAATGGTAGAGCGGCGGCTTTGTAACCCGTAGACAATGGTTCGATTCCGTTATATAGCTCCACAAATAAATATGACCCGGATAAGGGAGAATATAGCTCCACTGGGCGAATGAGGGCATGTAGAGGGCCGTGAGTTACAGATTGATTTCTGTAGCTTGCGGTCCTTTTTTGCTTTTTGGAGGACACATGGCGAAAGCCCGGAAGAGCGCAAAAACAGAATTTCAATGGAACCCCGGAGAGGTAAACGATAAACAGCAACGCTTCTTGGACTCAAGAACAATGTTTACTTGCTACGGCGGTGCAAAAGGCGGCGGCAAGTCGCACATCATCCGAATAAAAGCTATAGGCGGGGCGCTGTTTAACCCCGGCATAAAGATTCTGATGATGCGAAAAACCTACAACGACGTAGAAGAAAACATTATACGTCCCATGCTTCGGCAGTTAGCCCCGGAGCTTTATTCATACAACGGCACATCGCACTTGATGACCTTTGAGAATGGTTCATCAATCAAGTTCGGCCACTGGCAAGGCGACGAGTCAGAGAACGAATACAACGGCCTTGAATATGACTGGATATTCATAGACGAAGCTACGCAGTTCACAGAAAGGTCGTTTAACTTCCTTGGCGGTTGTATGCGTGGCGCAACTCCTTACCCCAAGAGAATGTACTTGACCTGTAACCCCGGCGGCGTAGGCCATGCCTGGGTTAAGCGACTGTTTATCGACAGGAACTACAAGACATACCCTGACGAGCCGGAAAGAGACGAACACCCGGAAAACTACACATTTATTTTCGCCACGGTTGAGGACAACAAATGGCTGCTTGAAAGCTCCCCCTTGTACCTCAAGAATCTGGCAAACATGCCTGAAGACTTACGCAGGGCATACAGATACGGCGACTGGAACGCCATCGGCGGCAACTACTTCCCCGAACTGTCCAGAACGACACATGTTGTCAAGCCGTTCAAAATCCCCAGCCATTGGACACGATACCGTAGTTTCGACTACGGCCTTGATATGTTCGCCTGCTTTTGGTGGGCAGTTGATGAAGATGGTCGGTGCTGGGCATACAGACACTATGAGCATGAAAAGCTCATTACTCAGGACGCAGCGCGTGAAGCTGTCAAGAACACCCTGCCGACCGAAAACATTTTAGCCACATACGCTCCGCCCGATATGTGGAGTCGCCTGAAAGACACAGGCCGAACAATGGCGGAGATTTTCATAACTAACGGACTGCCGGTCGTAAGGTCCGACAACAGCAGAGTACAAGGCCACATGATGATTAAGGAAATGCTTGCTCCTATGCCGTTGAAGGACCCGACCGTGCGGAAGATGTTCCCCGAGGGCCAAGCCCCGGACACTCTTCCCGGACTCATGTTTTTTGATACTTGCGAGAAAGCAATCTCCGATATGGAAAGCATACAGTCCGACGATAAAAACCCCAATGATTGCGCCAAAGACCCGCACGACATAACCCACAACGTTGATGCAATCCGCTATTTCTGCATCACCCGAGTAATCCAAGCCGAGAACCCCGAGCTTAAGCAAGAAGAGCTTTCAGACGCGGAGGAAGAAGAGGCCGAGGATTACGACAGTTATATGTGTGGTGGCGAAGTCACCCCAGAATATTTAAGCGCTTGATAGGAGGTGTAAATCATGGCAAAGAGAGGCCCCAAAAGAAAATACGAAACTCCCCAAAAGCTGGCAGAGGCCATCAACGAATACTTTGACACTCTCAAGGAATCGGAGTTCCCCGACTTCCCCGGCATGAGGATACACCTTGGAATCAGCAAGCGCACTCTTGAGAACTACGCCAAAGGCGACACAGAGGAAGCCCAGGCATACAGAGACGTTCTCGACTCTGCCGCAGACCGCCGCGAAAGTTGGCTTGTTCGCCGCATGGTGACAGAGCCTAAAGCGGCTAACGGTTGCATGAACGCTTTGAAGCAGCCCGACAACGGCGGGTATATCGACAAGCCCATGCAAGACAACTCCGACAAGGTACTGACTATCAACCTCGTTGGTATCGTCGGCGGAGAAAACGCCTTTAAGTGAGGTAATGAATGGAGTACATACTTTTTCTGCTCTGCCTTGCCCTGCTTGGTTTGTCAGAGTATCGCCACAGCAAAATTGAAGCCGCTTTAAGGGACAATATCGCAAGCAATGCCGCTGCTACCGCCAAACTCCAGAAAGGCCTTGAAGACCTCCAGAAAGAGTTTAACGAGCTGGCAGATGCAAGCCTCAACGAGATGGACGCTGAGGAATTTGAAAAGCGCTGGCAAAGCGGTGTAGCAAGCATTATGAACTACTGCGCCGACGAAGCCATGAAAGGCATTTTGAATGGATGATGTAAAAGGCCTGTTCTACGGCAAGAAATTGCCGGACTCAAAGAGCGGGTACAAGCTGTACCAAAAAGCGTTGGCTTTCAATACGTCCATCAAGCTCAACGAAACAGTAAAGGTCAACGAGAACTTTTACATAGGCAAGCAATGGGAGGGCGTACAGGCAAACGGCCTGCCCACGCCTCAGTTTAATTTCCTCAAGCGCGTTGTCGGCTTCATCGTGGCTACAATCACCACCGACAATATCAGGGTTAACGCCTCTGCGCTTGCGAAAACCCCAAACACAACTGAACTTGTAGAGCCTACCCGAATAGTGAACGACGAGTTCGAGGCTCTTACAGAACAGAATAAAATCCCTGATTTGATGCGCGAGTTTGCCAGAAATGCCGCTGTAGACGGTGACGGCTGCTTGTACTCATATTGGGACGCTGATGCCGAAACCGGGCAAGACGCCAAAGGTACTGTCCGCACCGAAGTTATTGAGAACACCAATGTTTTCTTTGGTAATCCCAACGACAGAGACGTACAGGCCCAGCCTTGGATAATGATTTCCAAGCGTGAGACAGTACGCACCGCCAAACTCAAAGCCAAAGAGAACGGCATGAAGAATTGGCAAGACATAACCCCGGATTTGGATTTCAGAAACATTGACAGCGCAAAGGACATTGACAACGACGACAAAGTCACTGTTCTGCTGCTTCTCTGGAAAGACGAGGAAACAGGCTCAATATGGGGCTTTGAGTTCACTGAAAAGTGCGCCCTGCAAAAGCCTTGGGACCTTGGCATTTCCCTTTATCCCATCTGTTGGCTGAACTGGGACTACATACAGGACTGCTATCACGGCCAAGCCATGATAACCGGCCTTATCCCTAACCAAATCTTTGTAAACAAGATTTTCGCCGCTTCTATGCTTTCTTTCCTCAAGACAGCATACCCCAAGGTTATTTACGACAAAACAAGAGTAACCAAGTGGGACAACAGAATCGGCGGTGCTATCGGTATTAACGGCGGCGACGTAAACACTGTAGCCAGAATAATGGACCCCGCCACAATCTCTCCCCAGATTGCACAGTTTATTGAACTGGCAATCACCAAGACGGAAGAGGGTTTGGGCGCTACGGCTGTAGCTCTGGGTGATACTCGCCCGGACAACACGTCTGCCATTATCGCTCTGCAAAGGGCAGCTTCAACCCCGACAGAGCTTACAAAGCAGAACCTTTACCGATGCATTGAAGATTTGTTCAGAATCTACCTTGAGTTCATGGGTGAGTATTACGGAAGTCGTTCCGTGGATATGCCCACTCCCAAAGCATTGAAAGAAACCGCAGCTTTTGCCGGGGTAACAGTTCCCGACGAGATTGAAGTTTCCTTTGACTTTGGCGTACTCAAGCAACACCCAATGCTGCTTAAGCTGGACGTTGGCGCAAGCTCCTACTACAGCGAAATTGCCTCAATTCAGACCCTTGATAATCTGCTCCAGCAGAACCGAATTGATACCCTCCAGTACCTTAAGCGCATACCCGATGGTTACATTCCTGCCCGTAGAGCTTTGATAGAAGAGCTTGAACGGCAGCAAGCCCAAATGCAAATGATGCAGATGCAAGCCCTCCCCCCTGCCGGTCAACCCGGAGGCGGAGGCGGTATGCCGACAACAACAGATGTTGGCGCAAAACCTGAGATTCCCACGGGCGGAGGGTTTAGCGATTTGCAACGCAAAGTGTTAGAAACCGGGGACACCCGGGGCATGATATAAGGAGTTTTTATGAACTGGAAAAACATTCTTGAAAGAGCCGCTTGGACTTTCGTTGAGGGTTTTCTTGGCGGCCTCACTTTTTCTCTGGAGATGGACAAGACTGCAATCCTTGCAGCTGTGATGGCCGGACTCTCCATGCTCAAGACTTTCATTCTGGAAGTCGCAAAGGCAAAGGCCAAGCCTTAACCCCCACGTAAGCGCAGAGCTTAAAACCACAGGCTTTGCGCTTCCACAAAGTTAATAATTTCTAAATCCGCCGACCATAGCGGAGAAAGGATTTTTATATGGACAAAGAAAATCTTGCAGAAACCTTTGAGGAAACCGACGTTGCAGAGGTGACGACTGACGCAACCGACAACGCAATCGACGACGATTGGTACAGCGACGGCTTTGCCGAGAGGCCCGAAAGCGAGGAACCCGAACAGGAAGACGCAGACAACGCCGACGACTCCCCCGAAGCAGACCAGCCCGAGGACGAGCCTGCCGACGATACCGATACTACCGGCGACGATGCCGACACCCCCGAAGACAACGAGCAGCCCACCGAAGACCAGCCCGAGACACAGGCAGAGGAACCCGCAGACCAGCGCTTTACTCTCAAGCATCTGGGCGAGATTCGAGAGGTTAGCCGCGACGAGGTTATAGAACTTGCCCAAAAGGGCATGGACTACGACCGCAAGACCCAAAAACTGGGCGACCAAATAGCGGAATATGAAGAGTTCCTTACTGAGCTTGCACAGCCCACCGGCTTGTCAATCCCTCAACTCATGGACTCTGTCAGAGCGCACGTCCTCCAAGAGAACGAAAAAGCCGCAGGCCGCGAGATTACAGAAGCCGAAGCACTTCTGAGAGTCCAGCAGGCCAGAGCAGACAAAAAGAAAGCCGCAGAAGACGAGGCACAGGCCGAAGCACAGCGCGAACAGGCAGTTGCAGAACAGCGCCGCCATACCATGCTGTCCGACTTTGCCAATGCCAGACCCGATGTAAAGGCTACAGATATTCCCAAATCTGTTTGGGATGAAGCAGGCAGAACAGGCGACCTTATCGGTGCTTTTGCAAAGTACGAAAATGTTGCCCTCAGAAAAGAAAAGACGGAGTATGAACGCCGTATTTCCACTTTCGAGAAAAATGCCAAAAATGCTCAACGCAGCACCGGCAGCCGTAAGAGTGCCGGTAAAGCTACTGAACAGTCCGCTTTTGATGCCGCTTGGTATGACGGCACCTAATCCCATGTAAGTTTATGGGTTAAGTGCCTGTAATCAAGAAAGGACACTACATAACACATGGCAATTAACCTTATGCTCAAGTACGCCCAGAAGCTGGCGGAAAGATACAATATCCAGTCCAAGACCGACAACCATTGCGGTAAGGACTTTGAGTTCGTAGGCGTAAAGTCTCTGGAAATCCTGAGTGCCAAGACCTATGCCCCCAACCAGTACACCCGTAGCGGCAATGCCCGTTTCGGTGCAACTCAGGAAATCGAAGACACCAAGCAGACCCTTACCATGGAGAACGATATTTCCAACTCTCTGTCTATCGACGCCGGTAATGCAGAAGAGCAGTTCAACGTAAAGGCTGCAAACAAGATGCTCAAGGCCCAGTGGGACGAGGAATACGCCCCCTACATCGACAAGAAGCGTCTTGCAAACTGGGCAAGCGGCCACGGCCTGTCTGAGGGCTTTGCCATTCAGACCAATGAAACCCCTGCCGCTCTGACCAAGAACAACATTGTTGATGCAATCTTTGAGGCCAACGCCGCTCTCTCTGACGCAAAAGTCCCCACCACTAATCGAACCCTGTTCATTAGCGAGCGCGACTACACCAAGTTCAAGCTGGCTGATATGGTCATTGGCGGCGCACAGCTGAACGCAAAGGCTGTTGCACAGGGCTACAGAGGCACAATCGACGGCGTACATGTCGTTACTGTTCCCTCTTCTTACATGCCCGAAAACGTCGGCTTCATTCTGAAGCACAAGAACGCAACCGTTGACCCTGTCAAGCACAAGGTTCTGCGTCTGCACAAGAATCCTCCCGGCGTAGACGGCGACCTTATCGAAATCCGCGTTCTGTTCGACGCATTTGTCCTCGACCAGAAGTGCAAGGGCGTTTACGCCTACAAGACCGCTGCATAAGCAACGCAATAAAGCCCGGGAATCCCCCGGGCTTTTCTCAAAAGGAGAACAACAGGCATGACTAAAGCACAAGAAGTATTTGAAAAGTCCATGTCTCTTATGGATGAACTCAACGAATCTACAGGCGCGGCAGATACCAGCGATACCAAGGAATACAAAAACCGCACTGTAGCAATTCTTAACATATTAGGCGGGGAGCTTTACCGGTATTCCGACACTTGTGTCACCCTCATTCCCGGCAAGCGTCCCATTTTCCCCAGAATCAAGGCCATATCTGACGAAATAGACCTTGACGACTACATTTGCATTTCAGTAATGCCCTATGGGCTTGCCGCTCATTTGCTGATGCAAGAGGATCCAACGAGTGCGAACTTCTTCCAGCAACGTTATGAAGAACTCAAGAGCGACTTAATGAGCAGCCTGCCCACCGAGAGCGAGGACATAATCGACTGCTATGGCGGCATTGAGTATGGAGAATTTTCAAGGTGGTGAGTAAATGGCGAAGATAAGCGCCTCCACAAATGAAAAGGTATTCGCCATCAACGCATGGAGCGGACTGCACCAAACTCCCGACGGCGACACTAAGCTTAAGCTGGGTGAAGCGGCAGACATGAAGAACTTCCGCATTACCCGTGACGGCAATTTACAGAAGCGTCCGGGAACAAAAACCCTACTCAATCTTGCCGATAGCGGCAAACCTGTGAAAGGTTTCTGGACTGGCTTTGTGAGTGGCCATGAAGTGGTGCTTGCAGCCTGTGACGGAAAGCTTTTCAGCCTTTGGGACGAAAGCTCCGAGGCATGGGAAGCGGTTGAGCTTGGCGAAATAAACTGCGACAACAACGTGCATTTCTTTGGCTTCTCAAACATCGTCTACATGCTCAACGGAACTGAGTACAAGCAATGGGATGGCGTAGAACTCAAAGACGTTGAGGGCTACAGACCCCTTGTCAGAATTTCCGTCACCCCAGCCGGCGGCGGCGAAAACATGGAGGAAGTCAACAGACTTTGCGGACAGCGCCGTTTGTGGATTTCTCCAGACGGCGAAAAAGCAAGCTTCCCTCTCCCTGAGAAAAACATCTTGTCGCTTGACTATATCAAAGACTTTGCGACAGGAAACCATCTGGCATCCGACGCTTACACATGCGACCTTGCAGCGGGAACAGTTACATTTACCTCAATCCCCGAAAAAGGCGTTAACAGCTATGAAATTGGCTGGACTGTTGAAGCAGCCTTGAGGGAGCAAGTTACCAAGATGCGCTTCTCTGAGCTTTATAACTCAACACAGGATTCCAGAGTTTTCATTTACGGCGACGGAACACATAAGTGTCTTTACTCCGGTTTGGACTATGACGGTTTTCCTCGCGCTGACTATTTCCCGGATTTGTTCGAGATGGCCATTGGCGACAGCAACACCCCGATTACTGCGCTGATACGCCATTACTCAACACTGATTTGCTTCAAATCCCACAGCACATATAGCATTAGGTATGGCGAGATAACAAAGGAAGATGGTCTACTGACCGCCGCCTTTTATTCTACCCCTACCAACAGAAGCATTGGCAATTCAGCCCTTGGACAGGCACAGCTTGTCTTGAACTCTCCCCGTACTCTTTTCGGCGAGGACTGCTACGAATGGCGCAACAATAGCTCCTATTCATCAAACCTCACAGCCGACGAGAGACAGGCAAAACGAATCTCAGACAATGTCTATGCCACACTGAGAGCGTTTGACACCAAGAAGTGCATCTGTTTCGACGACAACGCAAGTCAAGAATACATCATTGCTTACAACGGCAACTGCCTTGTACACAACTACGCCGCTGATGCCTGGTACTACTACACCGGTATCAATGCCCAGTGTTTTGTAAGCTTCAAAAACAATCTGTATTTCGGCACAACTGACGGCAAAATCAAGCACATGCACTATGACTACAGAAACGACGACGGCGAGGCCATTATCGCTTACTGGGAATCCGGCTCAATGAGCTTTGGCGCTGACCATCTTAGAAAGTTCGCCGCAGTGCTTTGGCTTGGCGTTAAGCCCGAGGCCAACAGCGAGGTTTACATAACTGTGCAGACTGACAGAAAGTCAAGCTACACGGAGAAAGTCGTTACCTCCCGTCTGGCTTCATTCTATCCCGCCACATTTGCACACTGGAGTTTTGCAACGAACAGAAAGCCCCAGATGGAGCGAATGAAGATAAAAGCAAAGAAGTTTGTGTTTTACAAACTGATATTCCGCACTGAGGCCGTTGACGCAACGGCTACAATCCTCGCTTCTGACATTCGCGTAAGAATGACCGGCGACGCAAAATAAAGGAGGAAAAATGTCACTCCCAAGAATAGAAGTTGACCTTGGCTATGTGTCGAAGCTTGACGACAATCCCAATGACGTAGGCGGCCTCGACGCAGCAGAACTGAAAGCCGTTTTCGATAAAGCGGGCTTAACTCTGCAAGAATATATAAACACCACTCTCATTCCTCAAATTGAGAGTGATATAGAAGCCGCAGCCCTCGGTATTGGCGGCGGCGGACAAATCGGCATTGAGAAACTTCCGGATAAGAGCATTGGCACACTCAAGCTTGAGGATGGTTCTGTTACTACCTCCATTCTCGCAGACGGTAGCGTTACCGGCGCAAAGGTCGTTGACGGTATCGCTACCACGAAGAAGATAGCTGACAATGCCGTCACAACTGCAAAAATAGCTGACAATGCCGTCACACGTGAGAAAATCCCCGACCAAGCCATTTCTGCAGCAAAGATTTTCCCCGGCGCTGTTACCTCTGAGAAAATCCCCACCGGGGCAATAACAAAAGAAAAGCTTTCCGACAGCTTGTACAATAAAGTTTATTATGTAGAAGTGCCTACTGAGGGGTGGACAGCAGACAACACCGGTGCCGGAGGCTATGTTATTGAACTCCCGGTTGAAGGTCTGCTTGAAACAGATATGGGCGAAATACATCTCTCCGTCCCAGAAACCCTTGAAGCTTATTATGAACAACGCGTGGAATACGATAACCTTTGGAAAGCCTACAGTGAGGACGGTCTTGTCCGCATCTATTCCGAGTATATCCCCGCTATTCCTTTTACCATCAACATATTGGCTTCTCAGCTTGCGGACGAGTCAACTCTACATTATAAATAAAAAGGTGTAAAAGCATGGCAATCCCAAAACTTGAAAAAGACCTTGCCAACATTTCAAAGCTGGATGATAACCCCAATGATGTTGGCGGCCTTGAGCCGAACGAACTCAAGGCAGAATTTGACCAAGCAGGCTTAGATATAAAAGAGTACATAAATCAAGAACTGCTCCCCTATCTTGAAGGCATACAAGCAGCTGCTTCCCTTGGCATACAAACCATAAGCGGCATGAGTAATGCCAAGACCATACAAGAAGCCCTTGAAGCTCTCAAGCTTGCTATAGACAACACAGCTACAGGCGCTATCCCCGACGCAAGCCTTGCAGGCTCCAAGCTTGTGTCCGAAGCTATCACATCAAGGGAAATCGCCGCCGCTGCCGTTAGTGGCGCACACATTGCAGACGACTCAGTCCCCGGTGAGAAGCTTGAGGATAACTCCGTCGCTGGTGAGAAGCTTGAGGACGAAACCCTTGAAAGCCGTCACTATGGTAAGACATCTATCAAAGATGAACACATTGCAGACCTGACCATTACAGGCGGCAAAGTAAAGGACGGCACACTGACCGCAAAAAAGTTTGCCGCTGGTGCCGTACAAACTACGGCTATTGGCGAGTCTGCTGTAACGCATGAAAAATTGGGCGATGATGCAAGACCATTTTATTTTGAAAACGTATCTTTACCCTCTTCCGCTTGGGCCAGCGATACGCGATTTGCAAGCAATGGCTACCCTTATAAAGCAACGTTAAATCTAAAAGGCGTAACTGCAAACCACTACTGTTACGTTGGCTTCCCTCTTGAGATTGCAGAGTCTGGAGATATTTGCCGAATCATTGAGTCTTTTAATGGTGGTATTTATTTCTGGGGAAATTCCATCCCTGACGACATAACAATACTCACTATTGCCTGTATTCCCTGCGGCAATCCTTTAAGTTTTTGAGTTGAGGATGAAGCTATGCAAGGAATTACAAACGCAATCTTAGACAAGCCTTATTCTCTTGGCGTCTCTTTTCCCGCTGGCTCAAAATGTGTTTGCTCTAACGGGATATTTGAATACGAAGCCGATACCATAGATGGATACTATGTTTTCGACATTTCAATGTTAGGAGAATGGATTGTTTCATGCTGC